TATTCTAACTCAGGGAATTCGTCTTGCATACTCATTCTTCTGAAAGACTTTCTATGACAGACTTAGCGGCTTCTTCGGTTTTATCGTGTTCATGATCGAGAACACCATAATCTTTCAAAGTCATGCGGGCTTCACGAGAAAGTCTATCTTTGGTAATCATAAGGACGTTCTCTTCTTCCTGAGTAATCATCCCGTGATCCTCATGAAAGCCAATGTCCTTCTCTTGTGTCAAACCCTTCTGAGCAATATACTCATCAGCACGTCTCTTCTGATGAATGTCAACTGCCACCTGCCGAAGTTTCTCGACAGCAGAAGTGTCTTCTTCATCGTAGTAGGATTTTTCAATCAAGTCCTTCGCAATAGCGTCAATGAACTTCTTATCTTCATCGGGAAGAGACTTATAATAACCACCACGGTTTTGATTGAGTCCGTGTTTCAGGGCCGGTTTCCAATTCCGGTCCATATTCTGCTCTTCTTCGATCTCTGTATGATAGCCACATCTGCCATCCTCTTTGGTAGCAGTTCTATCACACTTGGCGTCTTTTGTCTTCAGAGGCGCACCACAGATTTCATCATCAGACATAATATTTAATCGGGAAAGTTAACGGGAAGCTCTATATGAACAATACTATCATACGGAATATGATGTTCTTCTGAATGAACATGAAGGACTACACATTCATCATTGAAAACCGTAAATTCATTATTACGGATTCCAATAGCTTCTTCTGAATCAGCCACGGTTTCATGCTCTTCGACAAATACATGGACTTCACCGTGTCTCTCAACTAGATCCTTCAAATGTTTTCTACTTACCATTATCAATTAAAGAACGTTCTATGGCTGTCTCAAAAAACTTCTCTTCGTTAAAGTGGATATCTGAACCTTCACGTTTCTCTCGAATGAAAGAGAAGAACACATCTTCATCAATATTGATCTCTTCTTCATGAAGACGTGTATCAATTCTTTGGGCTATTTCCATCACCTCTCTATTATCCAAAGGACGGATTTTTGCCCCGTCGATATCTCCGCATTGGCAAACAGGTTTCTTTATCGAAGGCCTACCCGTATTCGTCTTATCATCAACCCAATAATGCTCAACATGATCCTCATACTCGACAAGACGAGTTACAGCATCGGGGAGCGTATAGTGCGGATCACTATAAGATTTCAAGCGACGATAGCAATTTGTACAAACAGCGGGGTTATCTTCTATTTTGTTGTAAAACGTGGAATCTTTATTTAGTTCAGACATAAAATACTATACTCAGCCCTACATACCGCACCAAATGCCTTCTTTACGACACAGATTTCATCCGTATGATGGCGTCCGTCCAAGGCTTACAAAGGCTCGTGCAAAGTTGTGGGGCTTTGACCTATCTTGCTTGTTAACTACTTAGGGAGTGAAGTATTTAACTCTTACGATACAAACTTAATATAATAGAATATTTTACGAAAATAATTCAATAATCAAACAAACTGTCTTTAATTTCAGATTCTTCTTCTATATTCAAATATCTCCGCACTAATCTCTCAAATTCTCTGTGGCTTCGTCCCTTAAATTTCCCCTCAGTCCTTTTATGGCATTTTTTACAGAGAGATATCAAATTACTAGAGTGGTTCATTTTCTCATGTTCTTCCTCCACATCCCAATACTTAGAATGTGTAATATGGTGGATATCAGGCCTCAAATTATATTTCGACTTCGTATTTTCCCCACATAACCGACATTCATTACCATCTCTCTCCCTAACCTTTTTCTTTTGTCTATACCAACTTGATCCATAATATTTAGCACTACTACTATTCTCTTTCCAAAGATGATGGTCTTCGCCCGATGGTGCTTTCCAATTTTCTTGAATCTTCTCATTGGGTTCAAAACCTGCTGACTTGACAGCATTATTCCAAGAACCAAAAACCTTTGTAACCCAATTTCTACTATACTTACCTTTTTTCATATACTGAGTTTGAGATGGGGTTTCGCCTTTTTCGCAATAATACCTATACAGCCCTTTAATATCATTTATAATGTTTTCCCGTCCGGGACTATTCCTTCGAATTCTTGGCTCATAACCTAATTTAATTATTGCTTTCCCCACCGTACCAAACTTCAAAGCATATACAGTCTCGCTATATTTAGATTCTTCTAGAATTCTAGAATTGGAATTTTCAATTCCAACTTTTTCTATTGCTTTCTTTAGTTCTTCTAATGCCTTTTCATCCGACACTTGAACCCCCTTTCTATTTTCTTCTAACGAAAATTTACTCTGCCTCAACGCTTCTGACCAAGACCCAAAATTGTATTCATAAGCATTATCGGAATATTCGGAGTATTTTTCAATGTCTTTCTTGGTTGGTATACTTCCAATTTTAGAGCCAATTCTATTGATTTCTTGAATGAGATTTTTATTATCAATAGTATTATGTTCTTCTGAAGAATCTCTACCATCAAACTCAGAAAAACCAGCCGCCGATAATGCTTCCCACCAAGAGCCAAAACGTTGCCTAGCAGTCACAATAGAATGTTCTCCCATATCACTATATTGTTGGGAGCTTGGTCTACAATTTAACTCACGAGCGACTTTGTTAATATCGTTTTTGATCTCTTGCTTTGAAACTTTGTTGCCCCTTCCACAACTATTTGGCTCAAGTTCAATCTCTCCTAATGCTTTATTCCAAGAATCGAATCTATAAGAAAAAGTAGCATATGATATTTTTCCATGTTCTTTCATATCATTGACTGTCGGCGCTTCACCGTCACAATACTCTTCAGAAACCCTCTTCAATTCCTCTAAAAGTTCTTCATCGGTGTATTTATTCATACACGCCATTACACTCTTTGATTAAAAAGTCTTTTGATTTATCGAACCTTGTTTTCTTTAAGAATTAAAGCGAATTGGCTGGAAATCTTCAATAACGTTGTCTTTTGTGGTAAACCAATACACACCTGCTTTCCCACCAGCACCTCCACGAGACTCAGCAAAAGTAGAAGCGGGAGCAGTAGATCCCGTCATAACAATCGGAACTTCATCTCCGATAGTCTCATAAAGAATCGTATGGTAATGAGAACGAATACCAACATCAAACTTATGCTTCATCCACCAATCCTGCGCTCTCCGTATCCCACTTGAAGTACCGACGTGCTGAAGATAGTTTTCTCCATGCCGGCAGAAATACTTCCAACCACGGATATCAAAAATATTATTACCAGCAGCAGTACCCTTCTCAAAGTGAATGTTTTCAGCGTCCGAATAATGAAGTCCCGTCTCTACAAAATCATAGAGCATATTATCGGCGTTGGTTGTACTTTCTCGGTCAAACACACCGTGATTGCCGGGGACACAGTAAACAGACACGTTCTCAAACTCCCGTGAGAGCTTCAGAATTTGCTCTATATACGTATTTCCCGCCTTCCGTAGTTGATCACGAAGGTTATCCTCTTGGGCGTGTCTTTGTCCCGGAAATACCCCCTCGCCGTCGAGATGGTCGCCGTTCATAATAAGAACAGCGTTCTCAACATCTCCACGTTCTCTCGCTGCATTGATACAACGGTCAAAGTATTCAACGATAGCCCCCCGAGCCTGCTCTGCACCGTAGTAATCAACGTCTACTCGGTCTTTAATGACTGCTCCTACGTGAGAGTCACTATGAGGCATAACAAGCGTAGAGGCTTCTTCAGTTGCGGTGTAATCGGATACAACAGGATCAGTATTATTGAGAGCTTCCTTAACCTCCTGTTCTAGTTCAGTAAGAGCATTATGAACATCCTTCGTTGCTTGAGCCTTATCGTATGAATTAACCCTCTGTGGCTCTTCTTTCTCCCTTACTTCTTCTTCTCTATCACTCATACCAACAACAGACCAAACCTCATTACCATCTCGTTCAAAATCATAACCAGCTTCTTCCAAACTGCTCATTCTGTAGCGAACGGCGCGATACGTAATTTCTAATTCATCAGCAATATTCTGCCGTGTATCGGGAAGTAATTCTAAAACGTCTTGTTGTTTCGGTGTAATGTCAGACATAATTAGTTTCGGTAAACTCTAATATCGTATTCTCCACTATCCAACTCTACTTCAAACCCTTCATTAGAAAATTTATTGATATAGTTGACGATATCATCTTTATTATCTAATTTGTATCTAAATTGCTCGGGGGTCTGTGAAGAAGCATCGTGAGCAATATACTCGACTGATTCAAAACGTTGTTCCATATTTCCCGGATAAAATGCTTCTTGAACTTCTTCATGGAATAATTGAGCATTAATATCATCAAAATATGTTCTTCCCCGAGTAAAATCAAGAAGTGTATCTACTTTCGATTTCAAATCTTCTTGCTCTTCTTCTAACTTCTCTACTTGCTCTTTCAAGTATTCTTTTGTATGTTCACAATAATCGACAAGCTCTTCCATATCTTCTTGACAGCCACATTCACATTCACTTTCTGCCATTACCACATTTTAGAGATTCTTTCTTAAAAAGATTCCGATTCAATAGTCAAATACACTCCTTTTTTCTTCTTTTTCATCTATATCCAAGTAGTTCTTTGCCAATTCTTCAAATTCTTTGTGGTTTCTTCCTTTGAATTTTCCTTCCAATTTACTGTGGCAAGAGCGGCAAAGGGAGATGAGATTACGTGT